GACGGATCGGTGGTGCCAGTACGCACCGAGCCAGAGCTGTTCCGCCTGATTGGCCTGGCCTGGGCGGACCCTCGTGACCGGGAGGTGGCCTGACCTCCTCCCCAACGACCGGATCCACAACCCCACCCCCCGATGATCACCTACACCACCCCCGCTCTGGAGATGAACGATGAGCACTGATTACCGCGCGTTGTGTGCTGAGCTGGCCAACCATCTACAGAGCAGGAAAGACCTTGAGTGCGGCTGGCCCGGAGAAGAGCCAGAGCAAGACTTATTGGACCGCGCCCGCACCGCCCTGGCCCAGCCTGAGCCGGAGGGGGTGGGGCTAAGTGATGAGAAACTGCTAGACCTGGCCGATGATTGCGGCTTAGAGAAGCAGGAGATAACAGCCTGGGACGGGGAAAGCAGAACTGTTGATCACGGCTGGGAATGCACAGACGCGCAGCTCGTGACGCTTGCCACTGCACTTATCACCCGCTACGCCCGCCCCACCATCAAGCCGGTGCCCGTGGCTGAGCGGCCATGGGAGCGCGAGAAAGGGTGGCGTGATCCTGATGGCGAATGCTGGTGGTGCCCACCAGACGGCCCGCTCTACTGGCAGATGGCCAACCCAGCAATGGTCTACGGCGGCTGGCTGCTCCCCCCCCACGCCATCCCGGTGCCCGGTGCGGAGGACGGGCAGCCATGACCTGGCCCACTGAGTACGAGGTCGGCCAGCCGGTGCGCGTCCACTACCAAGGCGGATGGCGCAATGGCCAGGTGGTCACCACCCGCACCCGCAGCTGCATGGTCCTGCTGGTGCGCGGCAGCAATCAACAGACCATCAACATCCACGACCCCCGCAACATCCAGTCATGCCCAGCAACCAAGACGACCGGCTCGACCTCGAACGATCAGCTGTCGTTCGGCTGAAAGCAGACGCACTGGAGAAGCTGCGCCTCGCGCAACAGAAGGAGAGCTACAGCGAACGCTGGTGGAATGGCTATGTGCAGGCGCTTGAGCACGTCCTTGCGATGGAGCACGAATGAACAGTATTCACTTAATTCTAAAACCCTTTAATCCAGCCATGAAACTATTGACGATGTGCGCCTGGGCACGGAACTTACGCCGCCGGTGCCGCAGGGCGCTGGAGATTGCGGAGCACAAATGATGGGCTGGAGCGAACCAAAGCGCTACGCATTTGAGGACCCCAAGCCGAAGATCGGCCCCGGCCTCAGCCGTCCCAAACCCAAGGAGTCGGCCAGGCTGTACCGGCTGCAGGTCAAGCTGCCTGACAATCCTCAGATGATCATCACGATCCCTGCCCCAACCCGTGGCAAGGCGATCATGTACTGCAAAAACCGCTGGCCTGGCTGTGATGCGGAGGCGGTGGAGTGACTCAAGCACCCGTGAATTACGACGAGCCCGCTGGCGAATGCCGGAAATCGGCTGAATCCGCCGTCAAGCCTCGGCTGGAGCTGCTGCCCATGGTCGGGCTGGAACAGATCGCTGAGGTGCTCACTTATGGCGCAGCCAAGTACGAAGCCAACAACTGGCGCCGGGGGGCACGTTGGGGCAGATACTTTGCAGCCTTGCTCCGTCATGTATTCGCTTGGTGGCGAGGCGAAGATCGCGACCCGGAAACTGGAATGAGCCACTTGGCCCACGCCGGCTGCTGCCTGCTGTTTCTCATGGAGTACCAGCAAAGCGGCCTGGGAACGGACGATCGCTTCCGATGCCCTGACCCAGGGCCACTACAAAAAGCCGATGGACTTGAACCATGAAAGCCCTAGTCGACACAGAAGTGTATTTGTTCCGCGCCGCTGCGGCGTGCGAGTTTGAAATTGAGTGGGCCCCGGATGACTGGACCTACATCTGCCGCCATGGCGATGCGCAGGCCCTGTTTCAGGACTCGATCGCCGAGATCATGGAGAACCTGCCTGGCCTCAGGCCGGTGCTGGTGTTCTCCGCTGGTGTGTCGTTCCGCTATGGCGTGTGGCCCGCCTACAAGGCAAACCGGAAGAAGCACCGCAAGCCGGCCGGCTACCGCAAGCTGAAGGAGTGGGTCGCAAATGCCGCTGTCTCCCGCGGGTGGGAGGTGGTCGAGCTGCCCGACATCGAGGGGGACGACGTGCTTGGCGTCCTCTACGAAGAAGGCGACGTGATCTGCTCCATCGACAAGGACATGCTCACCCTCCCCGGCTTCCACTTCCGCAACGGGGAGGTCATCGAGGTGAGCAGGGCCGAGGCAGATCTGAACTTCTACACCCAGGCGCTGACGGGTGACGCCAGCGACAACTACCCCGGATGCCCTGGCTATGGGCCTGAGACGGCTTTAAAGCTCTTGGGCGGGGGGAGGATCCTTGAGCCGTACAACCACACATTCACGCGAGGCGCTCGGAAAGGAGAGTCGGAAACACGCTGGGAACCCGGGCCCGAGGGCTCTCCCTGGGAGATTGTGATCTCAGCGTTCGCCAGCAAAGGTCTTAGCAAGCGCCACGCCATCACCCAAGCCCGCTGCGCACGCATCCTCAGGCCAGGCGAATACGACCTCAGCACCCACACTGTCCGCCTGTGGGAGCCGCCGGTAACGTAGCGACGTCTGCATGGATGCAGTGTTTCCACTCGTCTCCGACGAACTGATTGCCAGGCTGGACGACACCTTTGGCCGAAAGCCTGATCGCTCAATGAGCCATCGGGAGATCGACCACTGGATCGGCGAGCAGTCGGTCGTGGACTGCATCAAGCGCTGGCACGCCGAACAGCAAGGGGGCCTGGGTTGATGTGCATGGGTTCATCGCCGCCGCGGGCCACGATCACCGTGCCCGACTACGAGCGCTTTGACCGCATGGCTGATCGGCAGATCGGCCTGATGCAATCGAAGATGCAAGGCAAGACGCTGATGGCGCAGGACGCCCTCAACCAGGCCCTGGCCGGCCAGCAAGCGGCGCAGACCCAACTGCTCGCCGCGCAGGAGGCAGCCGCCAACGCGACTGCTGCAGATGCGCAGCGCATGGCCGCATTGATCGGCACACCCCCACCCGAGCCCACTGCCAAGGCGCCCGTGATTGGCGACAGCCGCCAGGGCATGGACCCCGCAGAGGGCAAGCGCAGCCTGCGCATCGACCGCAAACCCCGCCCCCGATCGTCGGCGTCAGCGGGCCTCAACATCGGAGGGTATTGATCATGTGCATGGGATCCCCCCAGCCTCCCAAGGTCGTCCAGCAAGGGCCGACCCGGCAGGAAATGAAGCAGCAGAAGGCTGAGCTGAAGGAGGTCAAGCAGGACATGAACGCCCAGCAGCAGGACTTCCAGGCGCAGCTCCAGGCGCAGATCGACGCCGCGGCCGAGGCCGCTGCTGCTGCAGCCGCTGAGGCGCAGCGCATCACCGAACAGCAGCAGGCCAACGCAGCTGCTGCCAGTCAGGCCTACATGACCGATGTGAGCCAGCAAGCCAACAGCGGTGCAGCGCTGACCACGGCAACGGCGCCAACGGCACCCGCGCCCCGCCGCGCCAGCCTCACCATCAATGGCCAGAGCCGCGCAGGCGCAGGCCTGAACATCGGCGCATGACAGCAGAAGCCCGCTACAAAAAGCTCGAACCCGCCAGGAACCACTGGATCGACCGTGGGCGGAAGGCTGGAGCGCTGACGCTGCCCTGGCTGCTGCCATCTGATGGCGAACCCCAACCGCAGTCGATGGAGGAGATCCAGCACCCGTGGGATGGCATCGGCCAGCGGGGCGTCCACAACATCGCCAGCCGGCTGCTGCTGGCCCTGCTGCCGCCCACCGAGAGCTTCTTCCGGTTCGTCCACGACGACATGGAGTTTGCCCGCCAGCAGGCGGAAGCCGCAGTAATGGGGATGGGCCCCGAGCAGATCGCTGAGCTCAAGACCCAGATCGACAAGACCCTGGGCCTGATGGAACGGGCGGTGCTGCGCAGCATCGAGACCAGCAACGACCGCACCGCGCTGCATGAGGCCCTGCTGCACCTGATCGTGGCCGGCAACTGCATGGCCTATGTGCCCGAGGAAGGGTGCAAGGTGTTCAACCTCTACCGCTATGTCCTGCGGCGCGACCCGATGGGTAAGCCGCTCGAAGCAATCGCCTGCGAGCGGATCCCGGCGGATGAGCTGCCCGAGGCGGCCCGCGAGATCCTCGACAAGGCCGACCCGCTGGAGCCCCTCACCGAAAAGCGGTACGACAACACCCTGGCGTGGCGAGACGAGGACGAGATTGAGCGGACGGTCAGGGTCTACACCCACATCCGCTGGGAGAAGGACAAGTGCCGCTGGTATCAGGAGCTGAAGGGGCGCCGCATCGAGGGCAGCGATGGCAGGGCAGACCGCGACGTGGCGCCGTGGATCCCGCTGCGCATGTTCCGCATCGACGCCGAGGACTACAGCCCCGGCTATGTCGAGGCCGCGTGCATGGCGGACCTGCAGACCGCGAACGCCCTCACCCGGGCCCTGACCGAGGGAGCGCTGGTGTCAGCCATGGTGAAGTTCCTGGCCAAGCCCGGCGCTGCCGTCACCGCCAAGCAGTTCAACGAGGCGGCCAACGGCGCCTGCCTCACCGGTAACCCGGAGGACATCACCGCCGTGCAGGTGGGCAAGGGCAGCGACCTGGCCGTGGCCGAGCAGCGGCTGCAGCGGGTGCAGGCCCGGCTGGCGACCGCCTTCATGCTCACCGATGTGCGCGACAGCGAGCGCACCACCGCCGAGGAGGTGCGGCTGCAGGCCCAGCAGATCGAGAACAGCCTGGGCAGCGTCTACTCGATCCTCACGACCGAGTTCCAGTACCCCTACATCAGCCGCAAGCTGCACCTGCTCACCAAGGCCGGCGGCCTGCCGCCGCTGCCGGATGACTCGATCAAGCCGGTGGTGAGCGTGGGCCTGGCGGCAGTGGGCCGGGGCAACGACCTTGAGCGCCACGCCCGCTTCATGCAGATCCTGCAACAGACGATCACCCCCGAGGGCACGCTGCAATACCTGATGCCCACCGAGCTGATCAGCCGGCTGGCGGCGGCCATGGGCATCGACACCGTGGGCCTGATCAAGACCCAGCAGCAGATCGAGGAGGAGCAGGACGCTGCCCGGCAGGCCGCCCAGCAGCAGGCGCTGCTGCAGTCGCCGGCGGCGGATCCGCAGAAGCTGGCCACCGCCGCGGCCACCGTTCAGGACATGCAACAACCCACTGAAGAACCCGCCCAATGACCGCCACCCCGATCCAACCCACCCCCGACCAGCTGGCCCTGGCCGGCCCTGGCTACGACAAGGACGCCCTGGCTGGTTTCCTGCAGGAGATTGCCGAGGAGGATGCGGCCCTGGCCGCCGGCACGCTGGAACCCCCGGCGCCAGCGGTTGCAGCGCCTGACTTCGCCACCCTGGAGGTGCAGGGCGACGAGGTGGAGGCCGAGCAAGGGCAGGGCGAGCAGCGCCCCCTGGCCGGGAAGTTCAAGAGCGCAGAGGATCTGGAGAAGGCTTACCTGGAGCTCCAGAAGAAGCTGGGCCAGCGGGCCCCCGAGCAGCCCGCAGCTGAGCCTGAGCCCGTCGAGGTGAAGCCGCTCACCCGCGAGGAGGCCGTTGCCGGCTACGGCGAGACCGTGGTGGCCGCCGCCGAGCAGGAGGGGATCGACCTGGTGCAGTGGGATGCCGCTGTGCAGCGGGGCGAGGACACCAGCGCCATGCGGCAGAAGCTGGCCGGGGCCCTGGGCCTGCCCGAGGCGCTGATCGAGCGCTACGAGTCGGCCTATCGCCCGGCTGAGGCCCAGCCCGCCACCGCTGGCTTGACCGATGAGGATGCTGCGGCGATCCGCGTCGAGGTGGGCGGCGATGCCAAGTTCGTCGAGCTCAGCCAGTGGGCCCTGGCCAACCTGAGCGAGGCCGAGCTGGCCGACTACAACGAGGCCGTCAACACCGGCAACCCGGCTGCGGCCCGCGCTGCTGTGCGCTGGTTGCAGGGCAAGGTCGCCACAGCCGACAGGGAGCCGGCCCTGGTGATGGCCAGCGGCGGCACCGCCAACCCTGCCCTGGATGTGTTCGAGACGGAGGAGGAGGCGATGGAGGCCAAGCAGGTGCTCACCAAAGGCGGCAAGCAGCGCTACCTGGTGGACGAGAAGTACCGGCGCTACATCGACGCGAAATTTGCACGGTCTCCAATCTTCGTGTAGAAGGTGTGCATGAGTACGTCTGCACTCACGCAGAGCACAGGCCGGCCTAGGCCGACACCCTGACCGCGAACCCGTCGAGATAGCAGAGGCTCACCGCACACATTGCAGTGACCGCTATCAGCCTTTCGCGGCTTGGCCAAGTTAAGGGCAACGCCGCAGACAACTACGCCCTGTTCCTGAAACTGGGCATGTCGGAGGTGCTGACCGCCTTCGACCGCAAGACCGTTTTCACCGGCCGGGTCAAAGAGCGCTCCATTCGGGGCGGCCAAAGTGCTCGGTTCAAGGTGACTGGCCGGCGCATCGCTGGGTATCACACCCCGGGCACGCCGATCACCAACGTCCCCACGGACGCCAACAACCCCAACCCCAGCAACGCACCTTCGGATCGCAGCGAGGAGATCATCAATCTTGATGGTCTGCTGGTGGCGCCCGACACCGTGTACGACCTGGACGACCTCATGGAGGACGTGCAGTATCGGCAGGACATGATGCACCAGCTGGGCGAGGCCCTGGCCCGCGAGAAGGACGCCCGGATTGCCCGGGTGCTCTATGCCGCGGCCAAGCGCACCACCGAGCCGCTGGGCAAGGCCAGCAATGCCGGCCGCACCGGCACTGCACGGACTCTCAGCGCCGGCTATGCCACCGCCTCGAAGCAGGCCAAGGGTGACGAGCTCGCTTCTGTCATCGGTGACATCAAGGTCGCCATGCAGAAGAAGGATGTCCCCACGGATGACCTGGTGGCTGTCGTGCCCCCCGACGAGTACGACTTCCTCAACGAGGGCAGCAAGGTGATCAATGCCGACTTCAACCAAGGGTCGGCCAATGGCACCTATGGCGGCGGCACCATCGGCCGGGTGAAGGGACTCCCGGTCATGTGGAGCAACCACGTCACCCAGGCGGCCTACACCAACACGTCCTTCGATCGCAACGCGGCCTACCAGCAGAACCTGACCAAGTGCCGGGCTCTGATCTTCCACCGTGATGCGATCGGTGTGCTCACCCTGCGCCGCCCGCAGCTGCAGATGACCGCCCCCGGCGGTGACTACAACGTGGTCTACCAGTCGCAGCTGTTCGTGGCCCGCATGGCTATCGGCATGGGGATTCTCCGCGCCGAGTGTGCCGCCGTGATCGAGGTCCCGTAGACTTCCTTCGGAGTGAGGCGTTCGACGGCCCTGCCTTCGGGTGGGGCTTTTTCATGGCTGCCGATAGCATTGGTCTGCATGGCTGCAGGGGCATGGGCCTGACGAACCAATGGGCAACGCCAGGCCGCACCACCCTGCTGGAGGCGGTGAACATCGTGCTGATGAACATCGGCGAGCAGCCGGTGTCCACGCTCGAGAACCAGCAGGTGCTGGAGGCCCGCACCGCAGAGGCCACCATCCTGGAGATGCACAAGGAGGGGCAGACCCGCGGCTGGAGCTGGAACAGCGAGCGCGAGTACCCCTTCACCCGCAGCAGCGGCGGGGAGATTGTGCTGCCCGCCAATGTGATCAGCTGGCAGCCGGACCCCTACGAGTTCCAGCACCGCTACCAGTTGCGCGGCCAGCGGGTCTACGACAAGGAGAGCCGCAGCTACCAGATCCCGGTCGCCCAGCTCAAGGCGGATGTGGTGTGGCTGCTGCCCTGGGACGAGTGCCCCGAGGCTTACAACCGCTGGTCGCTGATCCGCGCTGCCCGGGTGTTCAGCGCCCGCACCATCGGCGATGTGAGCGGGGTGCAGTACACCCTGGCGGATGAGCAGCAGGCGCTGATTGAGCTGCTGCGGGTGGAGAACACCCAGGAGGCGCCGAACATGATCACCGGCCGCAAGCGGTTCCCCACCTTCCAGCCCGCCGAGGGTCTGACCGATCGAGCCATGGGGGGTGTGTTCCTGTGAGCCTGATCAGCTACCTGATCCCAAACCTGATCCAGGGTGTCAGCCAGCAGCCGGATGCTCAGCGCCAGCCCACCCAGGCCGATGAGCAGATCAATGGGGTGAGCTCACTCAGCGAGGGGCTGCGGAAGCGTGAGGGCAGCCAGGCCCTGGCCAAGATCAGCGACAACTCGCTGGGCAACGTGATGCTGCATCACATCCAGCGCGACCAGGTGGAGCAATACATGGTCGTCATCAGCCGGACGAGGGTGCAGGTGTTTGAGCAGCTCACGGGCGCCGAGCGCACCGTGGTGGCGCCGGAGGGCTATGGCTACCTGGCGTCAGGCGCGAACGCTCGCACAGACTTGCGAGCCGCGACGATTGCGGACTTCACCTTCATCAGCAACACAAAGGTCAAGCCGGCGATGGCGTCTCCCCTGGCGCCAGCCGCGCCGCGACCCTTTCCCCATGAGTGCCTGGTGTGGGTCAAGGCGGCGAACTACGGGCAGACCTACGAGGTCAACCTGAACGGCACGCTGGTCAGTGTGCAGACCGCCGTGCAGGCGGTGGTGGTTGATGGCAATGGCAAGGTCACTGAAAACCGGATCTCGGCCGCCGAGATTGCCAGACAGTTGCGGCAGGGTCTGTTGGGCGTCAACAACGTGGAGATCGCCCGCCGCAGCTCAGTTCTGTGGATCCGCAGCGACAGGCCTATCACGATCGAGGCGGCGGACGCCCGCTCCAACAGCGACATCACCGCGATCACCAACACGGTGCAGGCGTTCACCGACCTGCCCACCATCGCCCCCGGGGGCTACCAGGTGGAGGTGGTCGGCGACCCGAGCAACAAGTTCGATGGCTACCACGTTGCCTTTGCGCCTCGCAGTGGTGCGTTTGGCGAGGGGCAGTGGGAAGAAACCGTTGCGCCGGGGGTGCCGTACCAGATCGACCCCAGCACCATGCCCCATGTGCTGGTGCGGAGGCCCAACGGGACCTTCTTGTTTGGCCCGGCCGATGGCACGGTCACGCAAGAAGTGGAGATCCCGTCCTGGGGGCAGCGCACAGCAGGCAATCTGGACTCGTCGCCCGACCCGGGCTTCATCGGTCACCCGATTCAAGATGTGTTCGTGTTCAAGAACCGCCTGGGATTCCTGGCGGATGAGAACATCATTCTCAGCCGATCGCGGGATTTCTTTGAGTTCTTCCCAGAGACTGCAACAGCAGTTCTGGACACCGACCCCATCGACATCACGGCCACCAACCCCCGCGTGGCGCTGCTCCGTCATGCGATCCCGTATCAAGACGAGCTGATCATCTTTGCCGATCAGATTCAGTTTCGGTTTAACGCATCAGCAGCGGCGCTGACGCCATCAACGGCGCAGATCACGGTGCTCACGCAGTACGAGATCGACCCAGACGTGAGGCCGATCCCGGTTGCTGGCGCGATTGTGTTCTGCCAGGCAAACGGCGAGTGGTCGCAGTTCCGCGAGTTCAGCATCCGTGGTGCTGGAACGGCTTTGGTGGCTGATGCTGCCGATCTGACCAGCTATGTAAGCAGCTATGTTCCTAACGAAGTGCTGCGGCTGGCGGCAAACGACACGGGCTATTCGTGGTTCACAATCTCCGAGAAGCCTGGCTTCCGCAATCACATTTATGTGTTCAAGTATTTCTCTCGCAACGTGGGCGAAGGGATGCAGCGCGAGCAAAGCAGCTGGAGCTATTGGCGGTTCTCCAGTGCGCAGCGAATCCTGCAGATCGTGTGCGTGCAGGAGACGCTGTATGTGGTGATCCAGTACCCCGATGGTGAGGTGTGGCTGGAGAAGCTGTCGGCACGGGACAGCGCCACAGAAGTTGATGGCCGCTCGCCGATGCTCCTCGACCGCATGGTCAGCACGACAGCTGCGACCCCTGGCCCCATCAGGGTGAGCAACGGCGAATACGACGCCGATGCCAAGACGACCACATGGGTCCTGCCTTACAGGGCAGAGTCCCTGACGCAGGCCTGGTCTGGCTATGCGCCTGGCCAGACCGGCGGCGTCCTGCTTGGCGAGACGCTGAGCGGCCGACGCATCACGGCCAGGGGTGACTGGCGCAACAAGGAGGTGTGGTTCGGAGCTGCCTACGAGTTCCTGTACCGCTTCACCCGCTTCCGGCTCTACCGGGATGCCGGCGGCGGCCGGGTGCCGGGCAATGTCGAGCGGCTGCAAGTGCGCCACGCCAAGATCCGCTACCACGGCAGCGAGTTCTTCGAGGCCTGGGTGCTGGCCGAACGCCGCGAGCCGGCTGTCTACACCTTCACCCACAGCGCCCTGGCGGTGCGCAATTCGCTGGTCGGCATCGAGGAGGAGGGGCCCTATGCCGACTCGCTGCAGGAGGGGGTGTTCACGGTGCCGATCCAGTCGAACGGTGAGAAGTGCGTGGTCGAGCTGCGCAACAGCACCGCCCGCCCGTGCCGCTTCGCCAGCTGCGAATGGGTGGGGATGGTCCACACCAAGGCGAGGGCAATGCGATGAACTGGGCGTCGCCGACAAAAGAGCGGGTGCTGCACATCGCCCGCCACCTGCGCAAGCAGGATGCCTTCGAGGTGTTCTGCAGTAATGGGATGCAACCGGCGGAAGCTGTGATGACCAGCTGGCAGAACAGCCCTGATTGCCGTTGCATAGAGGGCGACAGCGGAGAGCCAGTGGGCCTGTGTGGCATTGCGCCAAGGGGGAGGATTTGGCTGCTGGCCACCGATGGGCTGCTGGCCACACCGTCCCATCGCCGGCAGTTCTCCAGGGGTGCAAAGGTCTGGGTGGATGAGCTGATCGCCGATGGCGCCGGCCCGCTATGGAACCTGGCCCTGGCCAGCAATGTGATCACTCTGCGGTGGCTGCGGTCGCTGGGGTTTGAGATCGGCACGCCTGCGCCGCACGGGCCCTGCGGGCAGCTGTTCGCCTACTTCGAGAGGAGGGCGTGATGGTTGCGCCCCTGATGGGTCTATCCCTGGCGATGGGTGGCCTGAACGCAGGCCTGGGGATCTTTGGCGCTTCGCAGGAGCAGGCCGCCGCCGAGCAGGACTATCTCAACCAGCGAGCGCTGCAGGGCGCCAATCAGCAGTTCGCCCAGTGGCAGGCGGCGTTCACCAAGCGCTACACCGACGCAAACCAGCAGTACCAATACTGGCAATCGACGCTGGCCTACAACCAGCAGCGGGCCTATGTGAACAGCCTGCGCAACTTCGAGCTGAGCAAGGCGATCGCTCAGGCCGAAGTGGTGGGGCAGACGCGGGCCGCGGCCGGCGCTGACTTTGCCCTGCAGTCGCAGGCGCTGAGCCAGCAGTTCGCCGAGGCCTCAATGGCTGATGCCGTGGCCTACCAGCAGTACCAGGTGGCAGCGCTCAAGGCGCGGGCATCGGTGGCGGCCAGTGGGCAGGAAGGCGGCAGCATCGACCGGCTGATCAACGACTACGCCCGCCAGCAGGGCGACTACGCCACGATCCAGCAGATCAACGAGGGGCTGCGCAGCAGGCAGTACACGCGGGTGCAGACCGCGCAGGTGACGCAGTTCCTGAGCCGGTACAACAGCCAGCAGTTCTACGAGCAGCAGCCGTATCTGGAGCCGATGCGGCCCTTCCAGCCGCTGCCGACGCTGCTGGCCCCACCTGCGCCGACGCTCACCGGTGCGCGGCCGAGTAGCGGCCCTGGCGTGCTGGGCGGGCTGACCGGCCTGATGGGTGGCGTGAGCACCGGCCTCAGCGCCTACTCCACCCTCTCCAACATTGCAGCCGGCGCATGAGCAGGGACCTTCCGCTGAACCAGATCCGCCCCGAGGCGCAGCCGCTGAGCACCTTCATCCAGCCTGCGCAGCGGCAGGTGGCAGCACCGGCTGGGCCGCTGGAGATCCCGCGGGTGGCGCAGATCAATGTGATCCAGCAAGGCAGCGGCGGCAGCATCGGCGGCGCCAACAACTTCGCCCGCACTGCTGCAGCGCTGGCGCCGTTCAACCAGCAGCTGACGCAGCTGGTGGGCACCGGGCTGGCGCTCTACGCCAAGAACGAGGTGCAGCAGGGCATCAACGAGGCGATGCGGGCCAAGGCGCTGCTCGATGAGCAGGTCGCCCAGTCCGGTGCTGAGTACGCGGCCGAGAACCGGAAGCTGTCGGTGCAGGACCCGATCGCAGCCCTGATGATGGATCAGGTCAACCCGTTCCGCGCAGCAGGGCGGCAGCGGCGGCTGACCGAACTGGCCGCGGCCGAGGCCCCGGGCGCCATGCTCGCGGCCTACCGGCAAGCGCTGAAGGGCGCCGACGGGCAAGAACCGGCCTTCACGTGGAAGGAAGGCGACCCCCGGCTGGCGCAGCTCAAGGCCAATGTGACGCAAGGCCTGGCGCAGAAGTACCAGCTGGATGAAACCTCGCCCGGGTTTGCGCAGAAGTTCCTGCCGCAGCTGAACCAGGCCAGCGACAAGGTTACGGATCTCCAGTGGCAGGACCGACAGGCCTACCTCAAAAACTCGGTGTGGCGCACGGCCCAGGCCCAGCTGCTGGGCATCTATGGGACCGCGCTGCGGGATGGCATCGAGTTCAACGGGGAGCGCATCACCCCCGACCAGGGCAGCCGCTTCCGCACCGCTGTCATCGCCGCATGGACGCTGACGCTTGACGGCTTCGCGGACGAGCTGGGGATCGCTGGCGAGGTGACCCCGATGAAGGTGAAGGCGATCGAGGGCGCACTGGCGCTGGCCGAGTCAGCCGGGAACACGGAGCTGCGGGACCTGCTGCGGCAGATCAGCGTCGGTCCGCCGGACAAGTTCGGGCAGCGGCCGAACGCCATGTTCTACATGACGGCCGAAGCGCTCGATGCCGAGATCAAATACGGGGAGGTGTTCTACAAGCGGCAGCAGCGCGAGCAGGAATCGCTGGGCCAGGCGTACCAGGACGAGCTGATCAACAAGACCTATGGGATGCCTGATGGCGCGACCCGGCTACAGGAGATCGAAAAGCTGCGGGATGACCCACGCTTCCAGGCTCTGCCGCTGAGCCAGAAGCTGGAGGCCGAGCAGAGCGTCAGCACCACCATCGACAAGGTGACGGCCCTGGGCCGCAGCGCCGATGGGGTGGCGGCCCTGTTGCAGGACATGGACGGCCGGGTGGGGACCCAGTGGAACGCCAGCGAGGCCGTCAGCGAGTTCGAGGCGGCCCTGGCCGGGGCTCCGGAGGATCAGAAGCCTGCGCTGCGGCAGCAGTTCGCCGCGATCAGCCGCCGCAACAACGAGCGCGAGGCATCGCCCACCAGCCGCGAAGCCAACGGGGTGATCGACCGCAAGATCAAGGCCAACCTGCTCGCCAACTACCCCCGCACGGTCACCGAAGCAGCGCTGCGCGGCGGCAACATCGAGCAGGTGATGGCTGGCCTGGGCGATGCCAACGCCGCGCAGTCGGCGCAGCGGCAGTATTCGGCCTATCAGGCGCACGTCCGCAACCGGATCTCGGAGGCCGAGGGCAAGAAGGGAGCACCGCTCACGGCAGCGGAGACGGTTTCCGTGGCCACCCAGGCAGTTGATGAATACGGGCGCAGCGACCAGGCCGCCCGCAAGTACCTGTTCCCCGGCGTCGATGGCCAGCCGGGTGTTGCCGGCAGCCAGCCGCAGCAGCAGGGAGCAGCGGCAGGGAGCGGCGCCCAGCGGCAGGGCCCGCCACCTGGCACCAGGCCCGCCACCAAGCCGGTGTACCCCAGCGGCCAGCTGGACAACATCCCCGACCGGCAGAGCCGGGTGCGCAGCTGGCGATCCGAGCCGGTGCTGGATGCGCAGTCGGTCGTCACCGAGGCCAACCGGATCCTCTACGAGGGCGGCAAGCCCAGCGCAGCGCTGCAGCGGTTCGCCAAGGACGCCGGCACCACCCCAGGCGCCCTGCTCAACAAGCACATCGACTACTACCCCGGAGGGATTCGAGTGACGCCAGAAGAACGCGACCGATTGCAGCGCGACGGCCGGCGGGCGCAGGCCACCCGCAGCGCAGCGCAGCCCACGCAGACCGCTGCCAGATCGCCACAGGACAGCCCGGTGGCGCGGGCGGCTGGCTGGATGCTCGACATGGTGATGGGCACCAAGCCAGCTGTCGCATCGCAGTCCCAGCCCCGGCTGCGGTCGGCGGTGGGTGTTGGCGGTGGTGGGCAGGTGGCGACGCGGAGCGGCGGGATCAGCAGCGGCGGGATCTACACCGCAGCGCCTGGCTTGAGCCCTCAACAGCGTGCGCTGCTGCGCACCATCCGATGGGCCGAGGGCACGGCGGGGCCTGACGGCTACCGGACCATGTTCACTGGCGCGAAGTTCAGCGACCTCAGCCGCCACCCCAGGCGCATCAACAGCAGCAACGGCCTGTCGTCCGATGCGGCCGGCGCCTACCAGTTCCTGTCAACCACCTGGGACCGCGTTGGCGGTGGGGCGATGACCCCGGCCCGGCAGGACAAGGCCGCGCTGGAGCTGGTGCGGCTTCGCGGAGTGGACCCGCGCTTGCCCGGCGGCTTCACGTTGCAGGTGGCCGACCGCCTTGCGCCCGAATGGGCCAGCTTCCCGGCCGCGAAAACCGGCACCAGCTACTACGGGCAGGGTGGCAAGAGCTTCGCTCAGCTCAAGGCCTACTACGACCGGGTGCTGCGGGAGGAGATGGGCAGATGACAACGCCGACCCAACTCACCAGGAGATAGCCCATGCCACTGAAACTCACCGGGCCCGCGCAGCCTGTCGTCCGCGACCAGCCCCAGGCCAAGCACACCGACGAGAACCGCCCGATCGGCGCCAAGTCCATCCTGGGCGGCCGGCAGGTGGTGTGGGCTGGGCCAGATTGGCGGTGGCAGTCGCCCAAGTCCTTCGGGAAGCTCAAGGGCAGCGGCAAGCTCAACCGCTCGATCTTCAGCGACCCGCTGGGGGTGATCGGCAACGAGCTGCGCTACATCGGCCGCCAGGCGCAGGCCACGAACCAGCGGGCACAGCAGGGCCCCCTGCGCAGTGTTGGCCAGGCGGTCACCAGAGCGCTGCCTGGCGTGAATGTGGTGAACGCCCTGCCAACGGTGCTGGGCAAGACCGGCCGCAACCTGCAGGCGGGCCTCACCGTGGGCGCGGCCGAGAACGCCGCCAAGCTGGGCATCGCCCTCACGCAGAAGGTCCGCGGCCGGCCGGCCAACCCGGAGAACGCCGGGGCAAACAGCCTGGTGGAGCGCATCAGCGATGCCGGCTACCGGGTGCTGGGCGCCACCCCGCCAGGGCAGCAGAACCAGTTTGAGCGGGGCCTGGATGCGGTCGCCCGCGGTACTGGCGCTGGCATCGTCGGCACCGCCGTGGCGGCCAAGGCCATCCCCGCCATCGGTGTTGGCGCCGCTGGCGCCGTGGTGACCGGCGGCTTGCGGCTGGCAGCTGGTGAGGTGCTGAGCACCTTCTTCGATGACAACCGTGGCGGCAACCCGGCCAACCTGGGCGAGGCCTTTGGCCGTCCGCTGCCCCTGTCGGTGAATGTCGGCGAGGACGACTGGATCGACTCGGCGGTGAAGTCGCTGATCCCCAATGCCATCCCCGGCCTGCTGCTGTCCGGGGCGGGCGAAGCAGCCGGGGGCTTCAGGAACACCCGCCGGTGGCTGCGCGATCGGCGCACGGTCTCGCAGGTCACGGATGCCCGCACGCAGCTGCAGCAGGCCGGTGTCACCCAGACCGATCCGGCCACGGGTGCGACGGCCTTCAAGCCCACCGAGCCCGACCCGACCGGCCAGCAGGCGCGGATCAACCAGTTCTTCGAGGACATCGGCGAAACCGACCAGCCGCAGACGGTGTTCGGCAGCCTGCGGGGCGATCAACCGGCAACGCCAGCACGCCCCCCGGCTGATGCGGCCGATGCCGCCCCCACGACTGAGGCAGCCCCGGCACCCAAGGCCGATGCCGAACCGGCCGCTGCCCCCGCTGCAGATGCCAGCGGCGAGCTGGAGGTGGAGGGCGTCGAGATCGACCCGTTCGAGCTGATCTACGACCCCGAGCTGCCCGAGGCGGATGTGGTGTTCAACCTCGTCCGGGACCTGGACGACACCGACCTGCAGGCGCTGCTGGCCCAACCCGGCCCGGTGGTGCCGCGCATTGACGAACTGCTCATGGCCAGGGAGGCCATGCCGGTGCGGCCCGAGCTGGAGCAGGGCCGGGTGATGGCGCCGGCCGAGAGCGTGGCTGAGCGGATCGGTGGCGATGGCCAGCCGCTGCCCTACGAGCAGACGCTGGAGGCGATGCCGCTGGAGACGCTGCGGGGCGCCGCCGCACCGGAGAACAACCCGGCCCTGGCCCAGCTGATCGGCGACATCACCGGCCGCGAGTTCGAGGAGTTCACCAAGGCCGACATCATCGAGGGCCTCGCCAAGTACCGGGAGCAGTCCGGCCAGGCCCTGCTGGTGCGCGACTGGCAGCAGTCATTCCGCCCCACGGGCGAGATCCAGGCCGACCCGCAACGCTTCCAGTTCAAGCAGGGTGTCAACGAGGTTGGCGAGCAGGGCGGCAACAGCCTGGCGGGCGTGGACCGCTGGGACACGGTGGCCGAGGGCACGCTGGATGTGTGGACCGATCCGGCCAATGGCGCCACCTATGTGGTGAACGGCCACAACCGGCTGGCCCGCGCCAACCAACTGGGGGTGCCCACGGTGCCGGTGCGCGAGCTGCCGGCCGCCACCGCCGAGGAGGCCCGGGCGCTGGGGGCGCTGGCGAACATCAAGGAGGGTCGCGGCACGGTGTTCGATGCCGCCAAGTTCATGCGCGACAGCGGCATCACCAGCCCCGAGCAGCTGCAGCGGATGGGTGCGCCGATGACCGATGGCCACGCTGCCCGTGGGCTGGCGTTGTCCCAGCTGCCCGACAACATCTTTCAGGCCGCCGTGGATGGCCGGCTGTCCGTTGGCAAGGCCGCGGCGATCGGCGGCAGCGGGCTGGACGAGACGCAGATGCAGAGGGCCTACCAGGCGCTGTCCTCTGGCAAGGACATGAGCGATGCCAAGTTCAGCGAGATCGTGCAGCAGGTCCGCAGCGCCCCGGTGGTCGAGGGCAGCCAGGTGGATCTGTTCGGCAACACCGAGGCCATGTCCCTGATGGGGCAGAAGGCCGATCTGGTGACCGCCATCCGTGGCGACCTGTTGAAGGAAAAGCGGGTGTTTGGCACCGCCGCCCGTGGCGCCGGCCGCCTGGAGCAGGGCGGCAACGTCATCAACGTGGAGAACAGCCGCGCCATCGCCGCCGATGCGCAGACGGTGCTGGGCATGTTCGACCAGCTCAAGTACGCCCCCGGTCCGGTGGGCGATCTGCTCAACGACGGTGCGCGGCAGATCGCGGACGGTGCCAAGGCCAAGGTGATCGCCGATCGCATCCGCGAACAGGTGGCAGAGGCGGTGCGCAACGCCATGGATGAGCAGGCCCTGCCGGGTGGCCAGGGCATCAGGCTGTATCGAGGCACCAAAGACGGGTCAGAGGGCGCCGCAACAGTCGGTGACGGGCTGTTTATGACCCCTGATCGCTCAGTCGCCGAAATGTACGCCGGGGACGCCGGGCGGGTTTCAGAGCAGGACGTGACCTTTCGCAACTTGCTGGAAACGGAGAACTGGGCAGAGGCCAAGCGGGCACTGGGCCTGCAGCAATCCGCAACGATGGATCAGCTGATTCGGGCCGCGAGGTCTGCGGGGCACGACGGGCTTTCTTTCAGAACCACCAACGGCAAGGAGTACGTCCAGATTCCCCAGGCGGTGGAGCTCACCCCCGAGCAGCGCCAAGCCGCGCAGATCGAGGTGATCCGCCGCGCTGTGGATGAAGCCGAGGTGCGGCCACCCGAGACACCGATCCCCGAGCTGCCCGACGGCCCGGCGCTCACCCCTGATCTGGCCAGGGCCGACCTGGAGACCCGTGGCGGCCAGTTGGAGCCCGGCACCCCCGCTGCGCAGGCCGTGGCGGATGAGATCCGCCTGGCGGCTGAGTTTGCCGAGCGCGATGCGCAGATGCGGGCCATCGCCGAGGAGGGCGCCAAGGACGCGATGGGCTACGAGCTCAAGACCTTCGAGGAGAAGAAGGCGCTGGGGATGACGGATGGGTATGACCCCGAGCCGGTGATGCCCACTGAGGTGATGCCCCGCGACACCGGGCCATCCATCGCCGATCTGTTCGAGCAGCAGGCCAGGGAGCTCGCGCAGTCGGATGCGCGGCTGTACCGGAGGGCGGGCGAAGGACTGCAGCGGATGCGGGAGGGACTGGATCAGCTGGATCAGCTGGAGGATCCGGCGCTGGCCCCCGCCCCCGTTCGCCCCGAGCCGCTACAGCTGGCGGACACGCCCGCGCCCGCACCGAAGATCGACATCCCGGCCAGGGCCTCTACCAAGCTCAGCGCAAGCCGCGCAGATTCGGTGGCGGCGAGCCTCTACGACTGGGGCAACACCGGCTACCCCGAAGGGCGAGGCCCGATCAAGTCGATCGAGGAGGCCAAATCCCTTGCGGTGAAGAAGGGCCGCAACCTCTACGCCGAGCGTGTCCCCGGCCTTGACCTGGACAAGGCGATCAACGATCGGGCCATGGGCCGCAACACCCCTGAGGTGGAGGCGGTGGCCGCGGCGTACCGGCAGTTCTATGGAGTGCCAGAGCCAGAAGCGCAGATGCCCAGGCCCCGCACCAAGACGGCCGACCAGGCCGCCCGCCAACAGATCCAAGCCAACGAACAGCGCATGGCTGAACTGCGCCGCAAAATGCAAGACGAGGGCTGCTCGCTATGACCAACTGCAACAGCTACGACGACGCGTACAAGAAGCTGCAGGAGGACAACGACCGCCTGCGGCAGGAGCTCTCCACATCCGAGGCCGCACGCAAGGCAGGCGAGGCCTTCCTGCGCACCGAGGTGAAGAAGCAGTGGGTGTTCAAGATGCAGGACGGCTCGGTCCGTTCGCTCACGGATGCCGACATCGACCGGGCCTACAGCGATTTCGCCAACCGGCTGGAGTCCAAAGAGCTTGATCAGATGATCGAGCGAGGCGTCGGCAACCGCTCCAAGCCGGTCGGCAGCAATGGACGGTTTGTCAACTACCGGATGCTGATCGACACCGCCAACATCAGCGATGCCGAGGACTGGCCGCGGCTCACCGAGGCGCTGGTCGGCACCTGGAAGCAGATGGCGCCCGAGGACTTCCGCCTGGTGACGGAGGTGTGGGGCCGCGACCGGCTGATGGAGACCGTGGCCAATGCCTACAAGGACTACATCGACGCGGACGCCATCGCCACATCGCTGGCCAACAACACCGCAGGGTTCATGAACCTGGCCGAGAAGATGACCCGCCTGCGGTTCGTCTCCGACATGGCCAAGGAGGGCTACCTGAGCACGCTGGATCAGATCCACCAGTTCATGGGCAGCACCAGCTCCAAGGTGCCTGACGGCCTCAAGCAGCGGGCCTGGAGCTCCTACAAGACAGCGCTGATGGCTGAGCGGCATGTGGCCGCCGCCAAGCGCAACACCGGCCAGGCCCTGCGGTCGCTGCAGACCGACTTCGACCGGCCGGAAATGTTCATGCCCGACATGGCCGAGGCAGCGCAGACGCTGGGCGCCAAGGCCGCAGACGTGAAGCCGGATGAGCACTTCGCCAAGGTGATCCAGGCGATCGACAACGGAGACGCCGAGGCGATCAAGCAGCTGCGGATCGCGGCGGTGCTCGACTCGATCGACCCGAACGTCACCCTGGGCAAGGGCTGGGCCAACACCCACATGCGCTTTGGCAATGCGCTGGTGAAGGACGCCCAGCTGACCAACCTGGGCAGCCAGGTGCGGGCCAACCTCATGGGCACCTGGCTGGCCAACACCCACGGCTTTGCCCACCAGGCGTTCGAGAACATCGGCAACCTCACCCCCAACGGCACACGGTTCAGCCGGGAAGCGTTTGGAGAGGGGCTGCGGGTGGCGTGGGAGAGCGCCAAATACTCCCACGACGGGGTGCGGCGTGCCTGGCGCGAGCTGGCGGCTGATTCCTTCTTCCGTGGCGATGCACCGTTCGGTGGCAACCTCGACACCTACGGGCCCCGGGCCAGCAGCAACGATCAGCTGCTCGCCCAGGTGCAGGCCACGCTTCAGCAGCCGTGGTATCCCGGCGGCCCATTGCGCCCCATCAACTGGGCGATGCTGGTCCACAAGCAGCAGGCCGCCGTGCGGATGCTTGCCTTCCACTGGACCGGCCGGCATGAGGTGCTCACCCCGGCACTGCGGGCGATGAGCGCCACCGACAGCGTGCTCGGCTACGACGCCTTCCTGTTCAAGCTGAAGAACGACCTGGAGATCAAGGCGCGCCGCGACGGTGCGCAGCTGGGCCTGTTCGACCAGCGCAGCCGTGAGGAGTGGGTGGAGAAGCAGCTGGACAACGCCTTCTACCAGCTGGCGCCCACCGAGGAGAACGTGCTGGCCTTCCGCCGGCAGCACAAGCTCAAGGGCGGCGACATCAGCGACGACGAGATCCGCTCGATCATCACGGCCGATCGCGCACGCAACACCTACGGCTACCCCACGCTCGACACACCCGAGGCCCAGGCCGCCATGGACTACAGCCTGGCGAACCGGATGCAGAACGCCCCAGAACCAGGCACCCTCGCCGGGCAGGTGGACGAATCAGTGATGGCAGCTCGCAAGCACTGGGCGCTCGAAAGCCTGGCGCCGTACTGGCGGGCGCCATTCATGAACCATCTTTTCGACACCCGGCTGTCCTTTGGCCCGCTGGCCGAGACGGTCCAGGTGCTCTTTGGCCCCAACCCCACCAAGGAGCAGATTTCCAAGGTCCAGGCCGGCTGGGTGATGACCGGCGGGCTGTTCACCCTGTTCGCCGGCCTGGACATGGCCGGGCTGATCGAGGGCAACGGCCCGATTGAGCCCAGCGCCCGCCGCGCATGGCTTCTGGAAGGCCGCAAGCCCAACAGCATCGCCGGCATCCCCTACCTGGGCGGGCTCCCGGTCCTCAACACCCTATTCCTGTGGAAGGACATCAAGGAAACGCTGATCACGGGCGGGTACTCCAACTTTGATCAGCACAACGCCTGGTGGATGACGGCCCAGTTGCTGACCACAAACCTGATCCGCCAGACGGGCTTTGGCCAGCTCCTGCGAATCGTGGACGCCATGATGGACCCAGAAGCCGGCATGTCGCGGCTGGCTGGCTGGCTGGCGCAGGGCCAGATGGCGTTCAGCGGTCCGATGCGCGATCTGCAGCGCATCACGGGCTACGGGCCTGCCGATCTGTACCAGTCCCGCAACCCGTTGGCAGAGGAGAACTACTACCTGGGCGATGACTCCTTCGAGGCCAAGGCACTAAAGACCCTGCGGGCCATCGCTTACGGCACCATCCCCCTGCTGGGCCTCCCCGGCGGCGCACCACGCAA